GGATTTCCATTGGTCAGAACAGTTTTTCCTGCTCTCACTTCAAACTTAACGCCTCTAGGCAATCTACTTGCATCAGCAGCCATCATAGGCGTAGTAGTTAATGCTAAAGAATCAATTCTTGCTCTCATTTCGGCATCTAATGCTTTTTGTGGGTTATATCCCTTCTCACAAACACCTCTACCCCAAAATTTGTTAGGTACAATGTCATGTTGATACGATATAAACGGCCTATCTTCCATCATAAAAGCGTTTTCTTCGACTCTTAAGATGTGTTCATCATTACACATTGTTACAACTGCTTCTACTAACTCATCTTTTTTTGAATATTCAAAATCATCTTTATCTTTGTTGGCTTTTAAAAACCTTTTTGGTACTAATCCCCAATATTCGCATATTTTTACTGAATCTGACTCATCAGCAGACTTAGTTTCTGGATCATAACCAAATTTTGCAGTATTATAGTCGCCATCTAGTGGTACATCTCTGTATATACCAGACCGAATACCCTCAACTACATGGTATCTAGGTTTAATAACCTCGTGTGCAACACCCAAAGCATCGTCAATTGAGTTTGCTGATGGATCAATAAGAAATTCTTTAGGCGATATAGGCTCTACATGAACATCAATAACAGGATATTCGACTACAGTACGAGTTGTAGCCATTGTTCCATCAATTTGTTCTTCAGTAGGTGCTCTTTCAATAACTTGCTTAACTACAATTTTTCCTACGCCCGTACCATATATAGCACCATTTAAAAATACTTCGCATATAGCATCTTTACAGCCTGTTTTTTCTAAATCTTCTTGTAATAATTTACGCACATATTCAGCATCGCTTGGATCTTCATCAAGCATGTCATCTTGTATATCGAACCATTTTCCCCTGCCAAATGTTGCTTCCTCGAGTTCGGCTACAGATGATTCAACCGCTTGTTGTAACGCAGGTGCTATTAATCGAGATCTTTCATTTGCTCTAGTTTTATCTTCAGCAGACCATATACCACGCCACAACCTATAGTATTCATCCCACATAGGAATATAATTAATATTTCTATGCGTTCTCCAACTATCTAGTCGGTGTGATAACCATCCTGCTAATGCTTGATATTTATTTTCTGAATTCATATAGGCTTATAATGTAGTAATCGCACTTAGAAGTGCCGATTATATCACATTTTTTATTCTTAATGTAACTTTCTTTCTTCTGGCTCAACAACTATATCTCCATCTATAAGTAATTTGCATATTGTTAAATCAACAGTATCATCCCAATCTGCTTCTGCAAATATATCGTCTGAACCATGTTCTAATAAATTTGTAATTATTTGGCAGGCTACAACATAGCGTTCTACAATATTAGTTTTGTCATTACTATATTCTAGTAATTCATCCATTTCTGCTCTTGTTAAATTGTTAATATCCAGCGACATTATCTATTGGCCTCCATTCATCATCTAATTCAATTGAGTGGGCAAAATCTGCTACACTTACTTGATCAATATAAGCAAGAGCATCTAGCATGTCATCATGTGCAAGTCTATTAGGAAAATCTAATAGTTGATTTGTAAATTCTCGCCATTCTTTTTTTTGGTTAAAGGTAATTTGTCCATGTTCCATTCTACCTTGTAACGCCCAAGTTATTCTATCGTTTTTCTTTTTACCGCCATGTCTAAGTTCTATTATAGAAACCCATCTACCTTCTGTTCGCATTTCATCTTCCAAATAAGGTAATATTGCGTTTCTGAGTGATCCTGTTTCTATGCCTACTGTAGATGATTCTACATTCATCGCAGATGAAAGAATTTTTTTTGCTGTTTCTTTAATGTTCCAGCGACCATGTAGTATATCTTTAACCCACCACTTATCACGATCAATCTTAACAATGGCAATAGCTGTTTCGTCTAGCCTTGATCTTTTTAAATTGCGTTCTTGTTCTACAGCTTCATACCCAGCAGGATCAACAGCAATAACATAGTTACCATCTTCTGGTTCTTCATCAACTTGAAACCATTCTTCTTTAAATATACCACCAGAAGTCGTTTCAAATGATGCTTCAAACTCTTGCCTGAACGACATAGAGGACATGCTTTTTTTAGAAGCCTCTATTTCTTCACTTGGCAAAAAAGGATTGTCTGTAGAAGTAAACTGAAAAGCATCCCAATCGTCATCATCTAGGGCATCTTTATACAAGTCAAAAAAATGGTTCTTACCAGCAGGCGTTCCAATAAACAAAGCACCACCACGGACATCAGCAAGAGTAGGGCGAATAATCTGCTCCCAAACTTGAGGTTTCATAGAAGCGTATTCGTCAAGCACGACATAAGCAAGCCCAACGCCACGAAGTGTTTCAGGTCGGTCAGATCCCTTCAGGTATATTTTACGACCATTAATTAAAGTAAGAACAGCCGTATTTTCGTATGCTTGTACTATTAAATCTCTACCTAGTTCTTTAAGCATTGCCCACATAATGTCTTTAGCTTGCTGAAAAGTGGGTGCAATATAAAACACATCTTTAGAATCAGACTGTATTGCTTTAATTAAAAGAATCCAAGCAGATAGATAAGACTTACCAAATCTACGACCAGCAGCAACTATCTTAAATCGTTTATTAGAATGAAATATTTCAAGTTGTGCAGGGTGTAAATCAATGTTTAACTCAGCCATCGAATTTATCAGCCATAGGTGTAGAATCTATTTTAACAACAACCTCGTCATCAGACTTTTCTACAGGCTCTATTAGTTCAGCATCGTCATATTCACTAGCCTTTTGTTCTATAGAGTCAATAGAAGCTACATTAATAATTACTTGAGCATCATTTTTTGTTCTGTTAGAGTCAACTGCTTTTTGTACAGGCAATATACGATCCATACACATCTTTAAACAATGTACATCTCCATCCATAGCTTTATCAATTACTTTTTGTACAATTTCACCACTTTTCTCAGACATTAACTCTCGTGCCAACGCAGTATATTTGTTTACAGAGCCTTTAGGTCTGCCTGCTGGGTTTAAAGAGGTCATACCCTTTACAAGTGCTGGATTACCTTTTGGTTTTTGCATATAGATAGTATAGCACATATACATGCTAAATGTTGTTTTTTTTGAAATTCTGTTTTTTGTGGGTGGGATAGTACAAATATATTTTTGAAAATTAAATGAGCCTCCCTACCCCATACTTAACATAATATCTTAAAATTGGAAACTGTCTATATATATCTAAACCCTTTTAGATAGCGGTCTACAGCAGTAAATAGAGCTTTATAACAAGATTATGGATCTAATAATATAAATAAAAAAAAGATCTTAAAAAGTAAATATTTAAAGTTGCTTTCAATTTAACTTCCAAACTAAAACAGCTTCAGGATCTGAGAATAAAAGAGAGGGATATATATTATTTTGCTGATCTTATTGATCTGGATCTGCTGATCTTGATCTCCCAGATCTGGGGATCTGATCCTTACTTGTTCCTTAGTATTTATCTATATTGATCTCTTACTATAGATCTTTAATAATAATTAGAATTTAGGGCGATTTCAGGCCTTGATCAGTTGATCCAGTTGCTTGATCCTCTCCAGATTGATCTGATCTTTATGAATCTTCTGTTGTTGATCTATGGATCTATAGATCTATCTTTAACTTTCTTCTGTTTTATGCAGATCTACAGCTTGGAGATCTTTAACTTTCTTCTGTTTAGGATCAGACAATAAAAAGGGGGCATTAAAGCCCCCAGTATTACCTCCTTTGATCTTTAGATCAGATCAGGGATCATTACATAACCTATTAATAAAAACGCCCAGATAGACATAGCAATGAAGCCACCCATCACACCCCAGAAAATACTAGATAAACGCTTTTTCATTGTGTTTGATCCTCCTCGATAGTATTCAATAGGTTGTGTTGGTACAAGATCGTTGCGAGTGTTTCGCTGTTCAGCTTGTCGAGAGTGAAGCCATACTCATGAGCCAGAGCCAGAGAGTCCACCAGAGAAGCATCATTTTCCGAAAGGTATTCCATTGCCTTACTGTAATAAATAATATCCTGCTCTTGGCAAAATTCAACGGCTTGATCCTCAGTATCAAACTTGTGGATCTCTCCAGTATATTGATCATCAACGATAAACATTATAGAACCCTCCTTTTTACGCTTGGGATGAAGCAGTCAATTTCGGCTTCAGGTATTAGGCCTTGATCCATAATTCTTAGATTGCCTTGTTTATACCTTAACGCATAAAAAACATTATCAAGGATCTGGGCATCTCCTCGTTGCGTGCTGATGTATTGATCTCCATACCTTTGATATATCCTAGCATCACTATCATAAAAGAATTCAAGCAAGCCGTTAATCCTTTCTCTAGTGGTTACAGTTGGCCAGCCAGCCATAGAGATTGAAAGGCCATTTTCACGCTTGAATGCGATCAGGTTGTCATGTAGGAATACTTTTTCACCATCTGTATAAGTATTCGATATTTTGCAAGGTTTACCTTGCCATAATGATCTTGCTATTTTTAAAGTTATCTTTCTCATAATATTTTTTTCCTTGTTAGTGATCCAATCGACCACAAAAATATAATACCAGTTTTTTTGATCTGTGGTCTGGAAGTGAAATTTTAACTTCCAAAAAAAACCCCCAGAGTTTGGGGGTTCTTGTGGATTCTCTAACTAATTAAACCCTAATAATGTTCATCACCAAATGGAGTATAACCCTCACTTGATGTATTGTATTCAGAGAGATCTCGCAAGATCTCCCCAAAGTCGTTAAAGTAATTTTTGCCATCATAATAGGCAATAGTGCCTACATAGTCGACACGCTCACAATGTTGATGCAGATATTCAGTATTAACTATCATACGATTGCCCCTGATGGTTTCCTCTCAACATCTTGGTAGTTCTCACGATCTACA